AAGTTAATCTGTCCGTCAGTAGGAGTAGTGCCAAAGAATTTAACATCTGGAATTATTCTGCTTATAAATGCTAGTTGATTACCCTCTTCTATATCTATATCACCAGACTCTATAAAGACATTATCCATAGGCAATCCGTCATCATCATCGGTACTTTCATGTATGTATAAATAGTTATCACCATCGCTATCTTTACCTGTAGCCCTAGGTTTTTCAAAGACACCATCATCCATCCATGCTGTTCTTGATAGCTTACCTATACTCCAAGCACCCTCTAGGTAATTGTAGGTTACATAGCTGTCTATCTCTTCAGAAGAAGATGATACATAGAACCAGCCAACTTCGTTAAACTCTCTATTAGTAAAGGCTAATGTTTTAAATGATTGAGTATTGTTAATATCATCTAGTACATAGTTAAGTACGCTACATACCAGTCTTTTAACTGATCCTGAGTAAGTATAGAATCCATCTCTAGCCATCCAGTAAACGCCATCGGGTGCGTTGATCATGCCATTAGGAGATATAAGACCTACGTTCTCATTCACTAGGTTTAAACCAAAAGTAAACGGAGCACCTATAAACTGCATACTATATAAAGCAGTATCAGTCCAAATAAGAATCTCTTGTCTTGATCTTAGGCCGCCAATTATCTGTGATCCAGATGACAGTCTTAAAGAACCAGCTGTATTAGTTGCTGTTGGATCCCAGTCTGTAACGCTTTCTTGATCTGAGAAAGCTATAAGTAAAGGATCTATAGCACCTGATCTAGCACTACCAACTATAGGATCAGCACCTAAAATAATAACGTGTCTATCAATATCACTGACTATAGTTTGCAAGCCTTTTGTTGGTGCAAGATTAGCACCGCTTAAATCACTTATAGCAACAGCTCTAGCACTTGTACCACTAGACTCGTCCCAGTAATAAACACCTCCAGCTCTAGGGTTTATTATAAGATCTTCACCGAAGGCATCGTGTGACCAAAGTCTTAACTGTCCTGTTTGTGATAATGCACTAGCAGATCCCCAAGTACCAGCACCCCATGTTCCTGCACCCCAACCTGTTGATGGTACATACACATCTAGTCCTACATTAATTTGATAGGCCGCATCCGCACCCGAACCACCGTTACCAGTATCACTACCGTTAGCAGTAGCTGTAGCTGTAAAGGTAAAAGTATTTGCACTTGGTACAGCAGTAACTTGATATTCTTGATTTAATACAGCAGCTGTAATAGCTCCACCTAAACTAACAGCACCACTAAAGGTAACAAAGTCATTTACCACAGCTCCGTGTGCATCATCGGTTGCTGTAATGGTCGCACTTCCATTAGTTGCTGCAAATACAATACCGTTAGTAGTTGTAGCTCTAATAGGTGTTACATCAAAGTAATCTGATCCAGCATTAACGTAGTATTTAAAAGTGGTTCCTAGTCCTATATATTTTGTATAGTCTAAATCAACCCATGCTAACAAAGCTCTGCCTGTTCCTAAATAAGAATTAGTAACTGCTTTAGTCCAACCGCCTATCTTTTCTGGTAATCCTTTTCTAAACCTAACTAAATTACCATCAGCCCAACCACCCTTGTCCATAAGATCAGTCATCTCTTTGTTGATGCCAGCGGTAAATTGTAGTTTAGTTAATGGCATTTTTTATACATGCTCCCAGTCATTGCCTTCAAATAACAATGATTCAGCTAATCTTCTTCTAGTTAATCCATCTAAAACTTTGCCACCTGCTTTGTTCCATCTTCTGATTTGAGCAGGTACATCCTCATAAGCACCTTGATTTAAAACTTTAAGCATAGTTGATGCGTTAAGATTTGCTCCACCAAGATTAAATGTCCATGATATAAGAGCATCAAATTGATGTTGATGCATAGGTACTGTTACAGCTTTCATAACTTCTTCTTCAAATATTTCTACATCTTTTTTTAATAATTCATCTGCTTCTTGTTGTGTTACCAAGTCACCCTCTTTAACACCCTCAGTATGACCATATCCTATGGTTAATACTCCTGCTGCACATTTATATGCATTGTATTCGCAGCCTTCAAACTTTTTAATTAATGACAAACCTTCTTGTGATATGTTCATATCTTTACTCCCCTTGTTCTGTAGTAACTGTTTTATAATAGACGACAACCTCTTTAAGCTCATTTATATACCTCTTTAGTTCTTGCATATTATATGCCATCAGTTCGTAATCTGGCACGGACATAGCTAAGAATACCACTTGACCTTGGTCTTTCTCAACTCTAGTTAGAAATTCATCTATATTTTTTTCTGAAACAACATACCAATAAGGATCTTTAAGATCTATTTCTCTAGGCATAATGGGTTGAACTATAGTTCTTTCTATAGGTTTAGAAATAACTTCTATCTGTTTACTTGGTATTAGGCTGCAACTGCAAGCCATCATCAAGACTGTCAATGTTACGACTGTCTTCTTCAATGCTATCAAATACATCTTTAGTTCCTTTGTTTACTCTAGGTTCTATCAAACCTGGTTTAGCTGCTGCTAACTTGGTTAGATTGTGCCTTTTAAATATGTCAAGGTATCTTGACATTTCTTGTTCTATCTCTTGATTGCGTGACTGTATTGCTAGTAAGCCTTCTGTTTGTGTAGCAAAATCATTTTGTAATGATTCTATTGCTAGTTTTTGTTCTTGATCTCTTAGCTCAAACGCTTGGTTAAGAGCAGATAGCTTAGAGTTTTGATTCCATAATAGATAGCTAGTCAAACTCATGACTAATACTATACCCATTAAGACTTTAGTCATTAACTAATAACTTGCGACAAAACTATTGATACTAGTATGAATGGATACACAGCCCAAATCATATTCTCTAGCTTATCAAAACGCTTTGCACCGTCCTCTAGTCTTCTATCAATACTTTTGTACAATGCTTTGCATTCTCTTTCATGAGATTCTATTGCAGTAAGGGCATCTTTTGCTGTTGCCATATCTTTCCTCAAATTGTATATACGTTTAAAGATTTTTCTTTACCTTTAACTTTAATTGCCTTTAAAGATTTTAACTCAAAATTACACATTTTGGCAGTCTCTTCTCCTATTAGAATATCTACACCTGCTTCTTTGGTTCCTGATTCAAGACGAGCAGCTGTATTTACAGCATCTCCTATGGCTGAGTAGTCAAATCTAGTATCACTGCCCATGTTCCCTATAACAGCTTCTCCTGTATTAACACCGACACCTATTGCTATGGGGTGAGATAGTTTATTGTTAAGTTCTTTTATTGCCTCTTGCATTTCAATAGCAGTCTTTACTGCTTTGTTCTGATGATCTTCTAAATCCATAGGTGCATTAAAGATAGCCATACAAGCATCACCTATAAATTTATCTACCATACCTCCATTATCTTGCACACATTGAACTTGAACTGTTAATGCTTTGTTCATTATCTCAGTAACTTCTTCGGGTTTTAATTTTTCAGACAAAGAAGTAAACCCTCTGACATCTGTAAATAAAAATGTTGCATATCTTTTTTCACCACCAAGTTTTAGTAACTCAGGATTCTCCTGTAATCTTTTAACTTGTCTTGGATCTAGGTAATGTTCAAATTGTTTTTTAATTTGTTGACGTAATTTAAACTGCTTTCTAAAGTTTATATAGAAGGCAATAGCTCCAGTTATGAATTGTGATATAAAAGTCCATGAAAAATCTATTAAGTAACCCTTTTGAATGCTAATAACTCCTGAGAGCCCCGTGGTTAAAAGCAAAATTAAAGCTATACTTACGCCCTTAGTTATACCAAGATAATTAATTGCAAGCCACGTCAACGACACGAAAATTCCAAAAAGTAAAATTTCTAAAGCTAAAGCAAAATCTGGAATATGCGGAGAGTTTTGTATAAGAATTGACTCAGATAATGCTGCTTGAATTTTATGTGGCTCTAATAATCCAACTGGAGTTGCAATGTGGCATGATTCCGTTAGCAGTTACACCAACAAAAACAAACTTGCCAGCAACATTCATTTCTTCTAGTGTAGTTTGTGGCGTGTCAACCCAACTGATCCATTTACGACCAAGGTTATCTGTCTTTACTGGTGGTATTCCTCTAACTGATATCTCTTGGATACCATTATCATTTGTAGTGATAATGTATGTCTTAGCTCCTGTTAATGCTTTTAATACTTCTGTACCAAACGCAGATACATATCCGTCTGGAGTTCTTAATAGTAATGGTATTCTTCTAACTAGATTGTCTATGTCAACTGGTGCAGTAGCTATACCTTGATATGAATTTTCTTGTAGTATGTCAATATTTTGTACTACGCCTTGGGTAAGCATACCACCAACATCATTACCTTTAATAACAGTACCTGTAGTTTTTGGGTATTTACCATTAGGACTTTCAAACATAGATAGTATAGAAGGTGCATATCCTAAAGTTGTTGCAAAGATTTCATCACCACCCATCCTGTCTGGCTGAGGGAATGACATAACCCATCCTACTCCTATAGCACCTTGGTTAATAAGATCTACTTGTATAGATGCTAATGTTCTTCTTGGCAAAGGCCAACCACCTTGATTAGCTACATCCTGCTCTGAGATATTTAAGATCACAAAGTTACCGCTTGTCTCTGGTGTTGTTACAAAGGCATCAAATATTTTTAACTTAAGTATCTCTGTAGGTGTAGATTGAAATACTAAAGGTAAGCTTAGTATTATAAGTATAGGTAATAAAAGTTTATTCATTAATCACTTTGAGTGATAGTAATAACACTGTCGCTCCCTCCATTTACCTTGATAACATTTGATATGCCATCTTGTATAAAGATAACAGTATAAGATGTACTACCATCTAAGTCTAATTGCACAGACTCGTTTACTTGTCTGCGTAGGCTAATAACATTACCTGTAATGATTGTGGTTATTTGAGTATCGGGATCTCTACCTAGTAAAGTACCACTGATCTGAGTGCTGGTCGCTTGTGCAAGTGCATCCTCATCTTCTGCTATGGCTAATGCATCTAATACATT